ACCACTAATGATCACAGGAATCAAAAGAGTATAGTGGAAGTGCATCCGTGGTCCAAACAGGAACTGATCGAGAAGATAAAGCACCCCGGATTCATAGGAGAAGCCATCAAGGAAGCAGTTTCCATTCCCCCGGAAGAGGGACTTGATAAGTCCTTTTCGGACTTTTCCTCTCTTTCCGATACTAACCCAAATCTATTTGCCAAGAAATTCATTGTTTTGGAATATCACGGGCCGATCACACGGAAGCAAATAGATACCGTTGGAGTGAAATCACAATTTGATCTGGACGATATCCCAGACGAGAATCTCTATGGAGAGGTTTGGGTTGTAAATGGACAGATGATACGCTTTGAATTAAGTGTTATCGAAGGGGCCTTCTCTCCTCCCTACAGTATAACCGTTTGGGAAAAAGATCCCGCCTCTCCCTATGGGCATGGAGTACCTTCTCTTGTAGCAGATCCTCAGCGTGTTGTGAGCCAGGCATGGCACATGATTCTTGACAATGCTTCAATGTCTTCTGGTCCACAGATTGTCATACAGCAATCAGTAATAGAACCAGCAAACGGAGAATGGGAGTTTCATCCAAGAAAGGTGTGGATCAATAGAGATCTTGGAGCAGATAACAAACGAGCATTTGAGTTTTTCATCACTCCTAATGTCATAAATGAACTTTCACAAGTTCTTCAAATGGCAAGATCCTTTGCCGAAGAAGAATCTGGCATTCCTCTTCTCAACGCCGGATTGGGTTCTCCTGAATCGGTGGTGGATAGCGCCACAGGTACGGCCCAATTAAACAGGAACTCTACTGTATTGCTGGATAGAAAAGCAGAACGCTGGGATTCCAATATCACCGAACCCCTCATTTCTCGTATGTATGATTGGAACATGCAATTCAATGAAGATGATTCTATAAAAGGCAATTTCAATATCAGAGTGCTTTCCTCGACGGATTTCAGAAACAAACAAGCTTATATCAAAGACCTGGAGAAGGTATCGGTTGAAACAGCCAACAATCCAGAGATGGCAAAGAGAATCAATCAAGGAGCATTGCAAAGAGCCCGCTTGTCTATGATGCAATTACCTTACACAGATATTATAATGGATGAAGAGGAAGTCGCAGAAGCTGAAAGAAAGGCTGCGGAGAATAAGAATAATACTCCTGATCCAGCCAGTATCAAGGCACTTGCTGAATTGGAGAAATTGGAACTTGACAAAGCTCGATTGGAACTTGACTTCAAGAAGCTGGAGTTCGAACAAACACTCAATCAGCAACGAGAGACATTGGAAAGCCAGGAGCGTTTGGCTGCCACACAAGCACGTCTTACTGAATCGCAGGCACAAATTCTCAAGGCAGATACGGATAGGGAAATTGCGCTTATCAATCTTGCCGCTAAAGAAGAATCCGCAGCAAGGAGAGATCAAATCCTTATTGAAAGCATGAAGGAAGATTCTGCCAATAAGAAATTCATTGCTGGCCTTCAACACCTTTCAAAGACTCGGCAACAAGTACTTACGCAGGCGGAACTTGAACTTGCGCAAGCTACCGGAAAAGGAATATAATACTCATCACCATTATTGACATTCCTATATGATTACACTTCCTCAACAGCCTTCAGTAGATTTCAACACTTTCCATTGGGAAGATATGAAAGCTTATCTTCAATATCTTCTTGATAAGGAACGTGAAAAGAACGACAACACAAGAGCTTCTTTGAAATCCGTGTTTGTCACAAAAGGGAGAATAAGTGTATTGAAGGAACTTATATCCCTTGATGTAGCTTCAGATCGAACGAGATCTATAAATCTTCAAAACAGCTTTACCGAATAATGTAAAGTCTCACTATCCACTATAGTGCTTAATACCGGAGTATATAATATATCGCCATGAATACAAATACCAAAGATACACCAAAGGAAAACACGATTACCAGCCAGCAATTGTTTAATAAGCTTGGCGCAGCAATGGATTCTCAAGATATTACAGCAGTAGATGAATTGATGTCGCTTGAATTGTCGGACGAAAGCGGCGAAGAATCCTCTGAAGATGCTCCTGAAGATAGGAGTATTCCACACAATGTCACACGCTCCGCTGATAAAGAAGATGAAGAGGATGCTAAGGCAGCGGATGAAGGCCAGAAAGTTGAGGCATCCCCTGCGAAAGAAGAAGAAGAACATGACGTACCTAGTTGGGTAAAAAAGCTGGATGAAGAAGAGAAAGGTGCGGCACTTCAGTATTTATCTTCAATCGATCTACTCAAGAAACAAAATGATTTCCTTTCGCACCAAAGCCGTTCAAGTTCTGGGCGAGTATCTGCCTTACAGAAGCAGATAAATGATCTTAAGAAAGCGCTGGAAGATGCCCAGGCAAATTCTTCAAAGCAGCAAGCAGGTTCGCCAAGCGGTGATACCGCGCAATCAGACAAGACACAGAGTGCTTCCTCTTTTGAATTAGAAGAAGATGAGACACTTGAAGATTTAAAGAAGAGTGATCCGGCCCTTTATAAACTCATAAAGCGCCGGGAAGATGCGGTAAAGAAAGCAATCGAACAGCATGATACGCAGTTCGAGAAAGTGTTCGATCAGAGGATGCGAGAAACGCTTCAGCCTTTGGAACAGACTCGACAAAAGTCTGAACTAGACGCTGAGACAAGCAGACTCCTTGAAAGAGTCCCTAATGCTCGTGAAGTTGTGACATCTCCTTATTGGAGTTCATTTGTTGAAAATTCAACCCCTGGTGTACAGGCGTTGGCCAATTCAACAAAACATGAAGATGTCATAGAAGCTATGCGCTTGTATTCGTTGTGGGTGTATGACCAAGGACTTGCCAATCCCCAAGCGGCTTCGCAAGAAACGGTAGCAGCGCCTTTACAGGAAACGAGTTCAGTAAAACAAACACAGCAAGCACGAAGGGAAAAATTAGGTCAGTCGAAAGATGTATCGACAGACAAGAAACCCACAATATCCGCAGGCGGAAGCGATGCGGATGAACTCGACATGGAAGCACTTCTTGCAAAGGATTTTGAAAAGATAGTAAAGCAAGAGGGGCTATTTTCACGGAGATAAATAATTATGGCTACATTTGCAGGCACCACCTTTGGTGATATCACGCCTCGCGTTGGTATCTTCGCGGTGGCAAATTTTCTGGCACATGCCCAGAATATGCTTGTACTTGAGCGCTTTGCAAAGGTTGAGCGTGTTCCGAAGAATCATGGACTGGTAATCAAGTTTCGCCGGCCCATTCCTTTTGACGCTTCTACTACTGCACTTCTCGAAGGCGTTACACCGCCTCCGCAGATGCTCAAATATGAGGACGTATCAAGTGTACTCCAGCAATTCGGTGCTTGGGTGCAATTCACTGATGTAATTTCTGCAACACACGAGGATGATAATCTTCGCGCCATGACGCAGCTTACTGGTGAGCAGGCAGCTCTCACCAAGGAACTTATTGTCTGGGGTGTTCTTCGTGGTGGTACTTCAGTAATCTTCTCTGGCGCTGCAACGCAGCGTTCACAGGTGCAGGCCCCTGTTACTCTTGCAGAGTTTCAGGCAGCCGTGCGTGTGCTGAAGAACAATCATGCCATGAAGATCACAAAGATGATCAAGCCAGGCGTCAACATTTCCACCGAACCGGTGAATGCTTCGTATGTGGCATTTTGCCACATCAACCTGGAACAGGATCTCAGGGCCATCCCTGGATTTGTACCAGTGGAGAAGTATGCCAATCCAAACGAACGCATTTCCGAGTTCGAGATTGGTAAGGTCGAAGAAGTCCGTCTCCTAATGACCCCTCATCTTGAGGCGTTCTTTGGTGCAGGCTCCACGACCATCACAGGCGTACTTAACAACGGGACCAACGTTGACGTTTATCCCATTGTTATTGTTGGGCAGGAAGCGTATGGTGTTACTCCGCTTGCGGGTTCTGAGTCGGTGCAGATTGCCGTCAAGAATCCCAAGATGGGTGGCGATAGCTCAGATCCTCTTGGCCAGACCGGCTATGTAGCGTGGAAAATGTGGTATGCTGCTGTTCGTCTCAATGAACAGTGGATGATCCGCATTGAATCCGCCGCTTCCGCCGTTTAATACAAGGAGGATATTCTAGTGGCTAACTTCAATTCTCAGCAAGTAAATGATGGTTCCCTTTATCGGGGTAACTATGAAGGTGTAACTCAATCGGCAACCGGGCGCATTCATCTTAAGACAGGAACCCTACTAACGGTGGGAGATGTTCTGCGGTTCGTTGGCCTTGGCCAAAAGACAGCACCTACAAAACTAAGTCTCAGAGTAGTAGGAGAACTTGAGGGAGCAGGAGTAAGTTCTCTTACAGGCTCCATTGGAACCTTCCAGATTCTAAAGGATGGTGCTCCTCTGGTAGTCTCTGATGGTCCCGCCCCTCTCAATACCTACACTTCTCCAGCAACAGCCGCCGCATCGATTAGAGCGGCCGCTGCACTGCCAGAGAATGATCAGATCGACATTCCCGGAGGGGACTTTGTTACTCCAGCCCCTGACGGATATGCAGGTCCTGTCGAGATTGGTATTGCTATTACAGCAACAGGCGTGTCGGCAATTGTGGCTGATGCAGACCTATATCTAACGGTAGAATATGCTGGCAGAAATGCCCTTCCTGGTGAACTGAGCCAGAAGCCGGGCGTCCCTAATGGCGCCTTTTAATCAATAGACGATAACGTCCAAATGTAGGTCCAGGGCTTTTGGCCCTGGACTTACCCCTTAACAGGAGTTCTTCAATAATGGAAACATTATCCGGTCAGACTAATCACAATGACAATGAACAACGAGAACCTTCGCTAGAATCATTGAGTATGCCAGATCTTCGCAAGCAAGCATCAGCTATGAATGTGCCGTTTACAAGAGACACGACTAAACAAGAACTGTTGCAGCTTGTAAAGGCCGTAAAAGATAGGAAAAATTATGCTGTTACAGCATTAGGAGAGAGACCGCCTCCGGGATATGCAAGAATTGAATTGATGAAAAACCCGGATCCTTCGGCTTCTAACATCCCAGTAACCTTTTCTGTCAATACATATCAAGTATTTATTCCTCGCGGAGTACAGGTAGATGTTCCAATAAAGATTCTTCGTGGAGCTATCATGAATTCCAAACAAAGAATCATGAGGGAAAACAGAAACGTGGAACCTACCAGTCCAAATCGATATGAGTTCATAGAAGTTTATAGCTATCCCTTCACGGTGTATGATATTCACGAAGGGCCGGATGTGAAGAATACTTATGAATTGCTTTATAACAGTCGCTATGGCGCACGAAAGAAATTCAGAGAAATATATGGATATTGGCCGAACTCTCAGGAAGAGCGAGCTTTTAAAGCTAACAAGTGTGAAGGTCTACCAAATAATTATTATGAACAACCGGCTTAATAATTAAGGATAGAATACGTGCCATGAACTTTTTGCAGATGGTCAATAATGTCATAGACGAAACGGGTAACCGTGTCGATCTTCTTGATGAATTGGAATTCGATAATCCAAAAGACCCCATGCACCGCAGGATAAAGAAATGGGTATCAGATGCCTGGAAGGAGTTGCAAATAGATCGTGGCGAATGGGAATTCATGGCAAAAGATGGTATTATTTTAGTTGGCCCAGCAATACAATTTGGGCAAGGAACAGGCACGGAGCCGATTAATGGAGATGTATTAACAGGGAATGAAACGGGGACCACATTGGAAGTGATCTCCGTTTCTCTTTCTTCTGGTGATTTTGCAACCAATGATGCTGTTGGGATAATGGCCGTCAAGGATATAAAAGGCCAGTTCAAGTTAAATGAAACCTTTTCAAATGGGACGAGTACCATTACTCTTATAGGTTTGGCGCGCATAAACATAAAAGGATTTCTTCCAGACTTTGATGATTTTCAGGACAAGACCTCTATCTTCATTCAAGAAACAGGGGGATCGACCTCGCAGACCAATGAGGGATCGGCGGGGCTTTCTCCGCTTTCTTATGCCACATGGTCTCAATGGAATGATGCTTTTGAAAACAATATAGCATTTGGCAAACCACGAGTTATCACCACAGCGCCTTCTGGATTATTTGATCTTTGGCCTCGTCCGGATCATGAATACCTTCTGAAGTTTTCTTATAGCGTCTCACCAGAATCCATCTTTACTGCGCAGGCTTCTCCCTCTAGTCTGGAAGAGAAATATCATCCAGCTATTGTGTGGAAGGCTGTTCTTGATTATGCTGACGCAGATGGTCAGCGTAATCTATTCTTCAAGGCACAACGCAAAGTCAAGTGGTATGAACAGAAAATGAATCGCACGTTATTGCCTTCTATAGCCTTTTCTCGTAGTGTATTTGATTGAATAGGATAATAAGGAAGAAATGACCTCGCAACTCATACGGCGTCCCGATCCTACTCCAACGCAATTTGATACACTTGCGTTGGATAAGGGACTTGTCTTTGGCACATCGCCAATAGAAGCTCCTGCTGGATCTCTTTCTGATTGTCTCAATTATGAGGTCGGCGGAGGGATTGGTATATCCAGAATATCTGGGTTTACTAGGTTCGATGGTGTACACAATTCTTCTACAGATACTTGGTTCTCTGTCCGGGTAAATGAATCCCCCGAAAATGTAGATATCAGGTTTCCTCCTGGTATGCTTGTAAGACTCAAGGGAGAAGAGACCTTTTCTTCCGTAGTCGTATCTTCTGCTGGATCTACACTTGTACTTACTGCTGTAAAGGATGGAGAGGTTCTATACAAGAAAGGGGAAACAATCGAAAATGAAACCCTTCAATCAGCATTCATTCTTGATATAGAGGAAAGTTCTTCTCTCAAACAAACGGCAAAATCTATAGTATCTTCTCTTAATGATATTAACGAAAGGTTGCGCGGCTTCGTCACACCTTTTGAATCGGCACCTGTGGGTGTTGCTCTATTTAAGAATACAACCTACGCATTTGTTGAAGAGTTTGTCATTCCTTTCGAGAATGGTGAATTTGAAGTCTTCGTAGGAGATAAGGTAACAGTAGAGGGGGAAGTCTATACTATACTGGATGTTGTCTTGACGGGGGGATCTTGGGCATTAAACGATGCCACCGGTACCTTTACTGTTGCCGGCAATATAGGTGTTCAACAAGGAAAAGAGATATTACTGGTTCCTGGCGGATTGAATCCATTAGATATAATTCGCGTAGGCGATATCAGAAATCCAACCTTGCTCGATACCCCCTCAGGTTCTGGCATTTGGCAGGCAGTGAGAGCTGTAGATAGCGCTCCCTTCTCTGAAACAGGATGGAGAAGAACTCTGAACAATACCTTCTCCGTGGGTTTCAAAAATGGCTTGAGTTCAACTAATGAATTACCGCGTCTGGATAGAAGAGATACAAGTAATCTTCCTCAAACAGGTATAATTAGCACCGGAGTTATTGGAGATCAAGGCACCGCCGTCTTCGCTCGTCCGAATATTGTTCTTCCAACAGATATTCAACCCAGTCCTGGAGTGGTTCAACCTTTCAAGGTAATGACCGTTCCTGGCAATATCGTAAGCAACAGCCCTTCTGATGTATTATCTGCCCTGTCTGTCGCGGGAGATGCCGTTGTTTTAGGAGATGTTGTAAACAATGCTTTGATTCTTGATCCATCACTTCCTCGCTCTGGAAGCACTTCTACGATATCAAACAGACTATTACTTTCATCATTCAAACTGTCTCCAGAAATACCAGAAGATGCACAGATACTTGGAGTAGAAGTATTATTTAACAATTTGATATCTCCGGCTGAAAGTCCTTCTGCGAATCATGGACACATGGAGTTTTCCATTAAGGCAGAACTATATAAGAGAGAACCCACGGAAGGAGTAATATCCATAATTAGCGATCCAAGAACACTGTTTGTTACCAATAAGTTTGGAGCAAGAACACCGTCTGGCAATTTCGTGATAGGAGGAAGTGAGGATCTATGGGGAGCAAGTTCCCTTCAAGCTAGTGATATAAACGATTCAGAATTTGGAATATCCTTGTCTTATTTGGCAAATATAAATATACCGGATACAGCACCCAGTCAGGATCTCGGAGATTTAGTTAGGGTCATATTGGATCAAATACAATTGAGAGTAACGTTTCGCACACTTCGTAATCGTGTCTTCTTTCAGAACGGATCAGATGTAATAGCAGCCGATTTGATTTCCTTCAGGGTATTTTCAGGAAGGTTACAGAATGGAACAGCCAGAGGTATTCTACAAATATCAAATCTTGATGGGGCACAGGCAGGAAGACAAACATTTAGAGAAGGGGCCGATATTTTCTCTTCAGAAACATTAGATCCTGGTTCCAAGATAGGAGAGGTCATCCTTAGTACATCTGGACCTTATATCTCTGGTAATATGCTTCCAACAACAAAAGATATGCAAACGGCGGGTACTCGCTTTGAGACAATTACTGCGAATTTCTTTGGAGACGAAGCCTTCGCAGGTTTATACGGAGTATCAGGAGCGGGAAGAGCCTTTACATGGGATGGAAACTTTCTTCTCAAGGTATTTGCCATTGAAGATGAAGATAAGGATAAACCTAGACACATTGCTTTTCATCACTCCCATTTGGCACTCGGATATATTTCCGGGCAGGTGCTGTTCTCACAACCTGGAGAACCTGAAGTATTTGATGGTGCAAGAGGTTCCTTTGAAATAGGTGTAGGTGATAGTATAACAGGTCTTGCTCCTATTCAAGGAAGTTCCTTGGCTGTATTTGGTAAAGACAGTATCACGGCTATTACAGGAACTGTTCAGGAAAATATATCCACTCAAACTATAAGTCCAAAGTCTGGAGCAATAGAATATACTGTTGTAGATGTAGGAGGAGACCCCATTTATACAGACTTGCAAGGGATATCTTCTCTCCAGCAGTCAGCAACATTTGGTACATTTAGTGGACGGAGATTAAGTGGAAGTGTAGCTTCCTGGTTACGACCACGTCTTAGAATAAAGGCCATATCACCGGGTGTTCCGGCAGCGTCTGGTATATTGGGAGCGCTTGCCTTCCGGTCAAAAAATATGTATAGTCTGTTGTTCAGGGATGGATATGTACTATCCATGAATGTATTTTCTCAAGAACCCAAGTTCTCTCTTCAAAGGTATTTTCTTGGTCAGGACATTTCTACAGAACAGACAGACCGATTCTTTGAACCCTTCGCCTGGTCTGCTGGCGTGGATGCAACAGGAGCAGATAGGATACACATGATTCATAAATCGACAACCAGTGAAACACCAAAAGAACTTGAGAACTTTATATATGAGTTCAACACAGGATGGTCTTTTGATGGAAACTATATTCCACATTTCGTGGAATTGAATGCTTACTTCGGACCTTCTTTTACTACATATAAAACACTACGGGGTATGATCATTGAAGGAATGAGTCGCGGTTTTGCAAACGTGGGAATGAAGATTTCGTCATTAGTTCCTGTTGAGTTCGGTAAAACTGTTCTGGATATATCCTTGCCAGACAAACCTTTCGATAGGGGACTATTGAAGGATATAACTAGATTTGATTCTGTTACACAAGGAACATTCAGGGGTCGTTCTTTTTGTATTCGTATGGAAGGAACACCAGAAGGTTCTTCTGAGCTTGTTCGCTTAAAAAATCCTGAACCAGAGTATTCAATACAAGTTTTGATCCCCCGCTTTGACCCGGCTGGAGCACAGGAGATTTGATTATGGCAACTAATTCAGGTAATGTTTTTACTATACCCCGCCCACAGCCCATTGATGGGGTTCAGAATATACCAGTGAGTACAGCGCGGCCAATGAGTATAACACAACAAATGCAACAAGATCCATTCCAAGCTCAGACGGTTGCTCCAATTAATTCGGAGGGATTGGGTCCCGTGCAAATTGAACAAATTAGTTCAGAAGGTCTGGGACCGGTGAAAGTTAATCCGTTTAGTTCTGAGGCTTTAGGACCGGTGGAAATCGAGAAATTAGGATTCAACCCAACAGGCCAGGCACCTGGAACAGGGCAAACTACAGATGCAAACAGTCTTGCTGAACGTGCGCGAATAAGAGGAGGTGCTTTAGTTCAAAACAGATTAACGGATGTAATAAGTGAAAATTCTCCGTTCATTCAGCAAGCCCGCTTGCAAGCAGAAAGACAGGCCAATTCAAGAGGACTTCTAAATTCCTCTCTGGCAGCCGGAGCAGCGGAAGCAGCCGCCATTGATAGGGCGCTTCCTATTGCTTCACAAGATGCACAATCTGTCGTCCAATCCATTCTACAAAATGCTGCACAAACCAATCAACTCCAGTCACAAAGAGAAGGTCAAACATTTACAGCGGGGCAAGCAGCTCTTGATAGAGAATTGCAAGGTGCTCTTCAAGAACAACTATTAAAGTTTCAATCGGGAGATAGTGCTGCGCAAAGAGAGATTACTAGACTCCTCCAATTACAGGAATTAAACTTTAGATCAGGAGACAATGCTGCACAACGGGAACTTAATAAACGCCTTCAAAATCAACTGCTAAACTTTCAAGCGGGTGACAGCGCTGCGCAAAGAGAGCTTAATGCGCGCCTTCAAGAGCAAACACTAATGTTTGAGGGAGGAGATAGAGCAAAGAACAGACAAGTTAGTCAGATTCTACAGAATCAAAACTTCAACTTTCTTGGCGAACAAGCAGAACTGGACCGCCAGGCAGAATTGTTCAGACTACAAGAAGATTTTAGTCTCAGGAACCAACTTGCAGATAATGACACAGCCCGTACAGATTTTCTAAATGACAATGTTTTTAATAGAAACTTGTATGGAGATATAGCTAAAGGATTTGTAGGTACACAACTCAATACAATCGACGACCTGTTTCGTGCAAGTGCACAAAAAGTATTAGATGATCCCGGTGTATTTGATCCCGCAGCATTCTCCGGTGTTATGAATTTTATGAATACACAATTAAATGATATTTTCTCAAATGTTTTCGATAACTTGTTCGGCGGCTTTTTTGGTGGGGGTAACCCGTGATCCACTATAACGTGAAAGGAAGGTAATCACTATGGGACTGTTCAAAAAGATAAAGAAAGTATTCAAGAAGGTAGCTCCCATAGCAGGCGCCGTTATAGGAAGTGCTACGGGCGTTGGTCCGGTTATAGGAGGTTCCATAGGAGGCGCTTTGGGTAATGCTGTGGGTGGCGGAAATGTTTTGAAAGGAGCTGGAAAAGGCGCATTGACGGGTGTTGCTACAGGAGCTTTGTCTGGAGGCGGACCCTTTGGAGGCAGTGTCGGTGGTACAGGTACTTTAGGCCAAAGAATCAAAGGAGCGGGTTCCAGTATTATCAACAATCTGGGGTTCGGCGGTACCTCTGGTACCACAGGCACTTCTGGCAGTGGCGGTGGCGGTGGAGGATTCTTGGGCGGATTACTTGGTGGTGGAGGCGGAGGCGGCGGAGGAATAGGAGGAATTGATCTTGCAGCAGCCATATTTAACGGACTATCCACCAGCAAGAGAAACAAAAGAGAGCGGCAGAATCTCATACTTGAAGTCACTCTTGGAACGACTTTATCAGGGGAAGAGCAAAGAGCAACATCCCTATTTGATTCTCTTGTAGTAGAGGCACAAGAACAAAGGAAGCGGATGCGCACAGATAAAGGCCTTGAAAACTTTCGACAATTTGCAAGTCCTGGACTGCGAGAACTCAGAAAGACTCGACCAGAAGAGATTCCTTTGCCTGATGTGAATATATTTAATCGCTCTGGCAGTAAGTTCTGATAATGGATAGCACACAGGAGATATAGAGTATGGCCGAGAAAGAAAAACAGGACCGCAAGGAAACCCAAGATAAAAAGTCGGATAGCAAGGATTCCTCAAATTCTCCAGAGACTAACGAGGATGGGAAAACTCTACTTACACCCGCTGAAGAAGATGAAGCAGATTTCATAATAGAACTGTCTCTAAATATAATGAATAATCCAGAGGTTAAGAAAACTATTCAACAGGCTACACGTGCGGCAGATCCTCCATTGGCCATAGCTAACTTTGTTGTGCAGTTTGCTCTCAAGATCGATGAAGCTTTGGATTCTGTTGGTGTGGAAACCGTGGATAATATATGGTTGGCGGATGGAGGGGTGATAGAAGAACTAATTAAGCAAGCTATCCTTATTGCCAACATCCCAAGTCAGGTCGTAGCCGAGGAACAGTTTTCTCAGATCTTTGACGAAAGTCTGGAGCTCTTGAAAGCACTCTTTCAGGGAGCAGCCACAAATGCCGCACAACAACAACCAGTAGGCGGTGCAGAACAGGCGGGATTTCCGGCTGATCAACAAGGAGCGCTTCCCCAACAAATAGCAGGCGATGGAGACGGTGGTCTTCCCCCAAAGCAGGTGGCAATTGCGGGTGCTGCGCCGTTGCCAAATATAGGGGTATAAGGGAGACAACTATCATGGCAGGATTTATTGAAGGATTTACCGGCAGCCTTGCGGACACACTTAAAGAAGAATCTTCTCAACGAAGAGAATTAAGATTTGCACAGCGGACCGCAGAACTTGCTGAGGAAAGAAGGCGGCGGGCTGTTTCCAGAAATGTAATTGATCTTGCCGCAGGAACAGCCACTCCAGTAAATGAATTGGGTGAAGCAGTAGGCCCATCGAGGCCGGCCAGTCCATTTGAACTGAAACAGGAAGAGACACGTAGTAGGCTTGAAGAGGCGAATCTTAGCAAGGTCGAATCGGACGCAGAAGGTGCTAGGGTAACTGCTAAAGATGCAGAAGATAAGGTCGAAAGGGAACGGCAAGAAAGTGCTGCCCGCATACGTGAAGCTGACTCACGAAGGGACTTAAATGTTAAAAATGTGGAAAGGATAAGACAGGCTATAAAAGCAGAACCCCCACCCAATCTTGCTGCGGCAAAGGAAGTCTTTAATCAAATATCCACGGGAGCCAATATAGCTATAGCTGCTCTCAGCCAAACTAAAGAGCCAGAAGCAAGGGCTGCACAGGTGGCGATACTAAGAGCGCAAGCAGCCGCCCAGAAAGCTTTGCAAGGAGGCGATTTAGATGCTTTAAGACAAGCCAATGAAACACTCCAAGGGGCACTTGAGGTAGCTCTTTCACTCGGGGCCTTGCCCGTTGTTTTGCCTAGAATAGAGAAAAAAGACGATGATAATCCTTTCTCTGTGCGATAACCGAAGGATACCCTGATTTATGGCAGCCA